GTCGATACCGCCTCAAATGCACCAGTGACGATTTCCCGGGCTTTATCCGGATACTTGGCGCATATCTTTCCGAACTCGGAGACGTGCAGGTAACGCAGCGTGCCGCCACGAAATGAGGTGCTGACGTAGAGAGAGCCGCCCTTCTTAAAGACCAGCTCGCCGGCTGAGTCGTTGCTCGCCGGATTGGCCGCCTTTATCTCGGCCGGCAGCTTGTCGTAGGCATATTTCACCTTTTCCCGAAACAGGCGCTTTGCGTCATTCAGCGTGTGGGCAATCAGCGCGCACTTTGCCGACTCGAACAGAGCAGCGTCGAGCTGGATGATGCACACCTCTGTGGTAAATCCGAGCTGCCGAGCTTTCAGGATGATGTTGCGAGTGTGAATCCCCTCGAAGTATTCCCGCTGCTCAGGCGTCATCCTGAAGCGAGTCGGCTTACCTTCTTTGTCGGTGATCCAGTAAAGATTGTTCAGCCGCCAGTCTTTATCAGCTAGCAGCTTGAGATGCTCAGGTTTCATTACGCCCCCTGAGACAGTGAATCCATCAGGTTAGACAGGTCATCAACCGTCTTATTGCCTTCCTCGGTGTCGAGGTTATACGCCTTACGCTCAGCGTTTATCACTTTTATCTGAGCATCGACACCGGCAGTGATCGAGCGAGACATTGAGGCGTGATTGTCTTCCGTAATTTCTGCGTCTTCGAGGAAGTCGCGGAGCTTATTGGTGATGCCGCGCCATGCCGCCAAACTTTCCCGATGAGCCATGACTACAGCGGCCGCCTCATCGGATGCCCGGTCAATAATCTGCTCATCAGTAACCACTGGTGACTGGTTACCGTCTTTGGTTACCGACTTGGTTACCTTGGCTTTCGTTGCCGCCCTGACCTTTTCTGTCAGGTCGCGCTGCCATCCTTCTTTGTTAGCTCTCTTCAGGATGGTGGCGTGGTTAACGCCATGCTTTTCCCCGATGGCCCTTACTGACAATGAACCAGCCCGGTAAGCCGATTCAATGGCCTCCCAATCTGGTGTTGCCATAATTTTGTCCTCGCCTTGACATTATCGAGCCACCTCTGGAAGTGGCTCTGTAATGCCTTAGTTGCAGTGTTACGTTAACTGATATGCACCCGCTGCGCTTGTTATTCCCGGATTGTTTTCTAAACTAACTTATGACTTTGCTCTGCCATGACAAAGTCTGCTGTTCTAACCGTGGGCTCATGGATGAGCCACTCTCAAGCCTTCCAGGCTCTCATTTTTATTCTCACCCAGTAGAAAATAAACCAGCTACGTGGCTACAATCCGTCATTGGCTGGCTGTTCAGCGCCCCGTTTACTTTTGGATATCCTCTTCGGGGTTTTTTATCACGCCGACCTCGCCGTGCAGGAACGGCAATGTAGCCCCGCTACTGACTCACTTATCCAACCGCAGTTGGCGCAGGCATTGAGCGGTTTCGACGTCCGATTGCAGGTCTTCGTCGGTATCCTTCCCTGCGTCACTTGCTTTGCACGGAGGGCTCATCAAATCCGGGGATGGCGTTGGCAGCGTCGATAGCTCGCTGGCGCAGCTGCACAGCATCATCGTCAAACCGGCACACAGTACGATTCGGAGACTGGACATATTTCACCACGTCGCGGGTTATGGTTCGGTAGATGACCTTGCCCTCTTCTGTAGCGGCAGCGGCCTTTTGCTCAACTGGCTGGATAGTCTTTTCGGCTTTCTCTTTTTTCTTCGCCGCAAGGGCGTTGATATGGTCAGCGTGAGAATTCCAGCCAGAACGCCATGAGAAAAAGCAGGAAAGCAGCAGAATGACTATAGCGCTGATGATTGCGGTTAATCGGCTCATGACATGATTACCCCTACAGCCAGAAACCACGGCCACGCATCATTCCCATTGAAGGCAAGGAGCGAAGAAATAAAGAAACAAATCATGCTCATTTCCGGTCCTCAAGCGAAATTTAATTTCGCAAATTCCCCATGATAGTGAAGCGCATAAAAATCATATGCAAAAGCAGCTTGCCTCTCGGATGAGAAATGGCCTATGTTAATTCTTTTGCCGTCAACTCTTATTCGCGCTCGCCACTTTGAAGCCGCCTTGTGAAAATCAACCCCTTTAAATGAAGAGGCGCCGCCCTTTGATCGCGAATTTCTGTTGTTTTGCAATGTGCTCGCCACACGAAGATTCGATAGCCGGTTGTCGGACTTTACGCCGTTTATGTGATCGATAGGTCATGGCGGCCATTCACCGAAACTTAGCAGCCACGCCAGTCTATGTGCCTTGTACTTGACTCCTCCTAATCCAATCAGCACATAGCCTTTGCCATCAGCGCAACCAGCCACCATCCCTTCAAAGGTATTATTTGAGTTCAACTTCCAACGTAGTTGTCCATCCTCTGGCGAGTAACTTAGAAACGATGAAGCGACATGAAAATCAATCACTTTGCCACCTCC